TTGGGTATGGGTGTGGAGGCCACCTCTTAAAGGTTGGCCGACCCCGAACAGTCCACAAGTGGACCACCGGACGTCGCTCAGCTTTGGTAAGTCAACCGACTACCATAAGAGGCACGGCGCTAGAGGCTGCCGCCCAATCAACCTAACTATGGGATCTACCCAGTACCCCATAGTGTCGGAATTGAGCAAGCGGTTTAACCCTTCTTCCTCTTACGTCTAGGGTGAATGGTTTTAGGCAGAACTTCGTGAGTGTTAATGGTATTGACTAACGCTTTAAGCGGTATGTCAGTAACACTAAGCTCACGCATCTGATTAATTCCACGCACCATAGCCGTAAGGTGATTAAGGATACCTGCCTTACTAGCTGCCATGGTCTTACTTGCTCTTGTCGAGAGGGTCGCAAAAGGATCGAGGAATAGCCTAACATCCAGCTGTAACCATTGCTGAATGTCAGACGATTCCCGGACCTGATGCGCCTTATCGAACTCTATCTGAAGTTCGGCGATATTTCTCCGAACTGCAGCCAGAGGCGGCAAGAGCAGTAGTCCTGATTGGGCATCCAGCTCCTTAGGAATCAAATCGATATACTTAGGCAGCTCCAACTGGAACTGCTGAAGTCTACCGAGTTGCTTCTTAATGGCAGTTTCCAACACCCTCGCCTTGCACTCATTTAGCCAAATCATCAATCGTTCATGAACGAGAGATGGTTGAGATAAATAATTACAAGACGCGATGGTGCCTCCTAGGATCAAAGCCAGATTAACTGACTTGATCTTCCGGAGGTGGCCACTGTCTTCTCTTGAAGGCAGTAGCCAGAACTTATAGGCCTTCTCCGCCAGGCGGGCACCATACCCGCCTGGTAAGAGAATGTCTATAAGTGCTGCCAATAAGCCCCGGGTCACCAGAGTGGCAGACCGAGGTAACCATCTGGCCTCTAGCTCTCTAAACCAGGTCGCCACTTCGTAATAAGAGAGAAATGTAACACATTTCTTTTCTTTTGAGAAGCGAACGGCCTCGAATAGGGAACCTAGAGGCGCAGGGGAGACCTCAAGACCACGGTGTATCCATCTCTTAGCAAACTCGTACGTGTCATCCGACACATGCGTTTTTGCATCGGAAACGTCTACACCTATCTGGCTAAGTAACGTTCGGTACTCGGCAGCTACACCGTGGTGGTTAATCACGATGTCGTCACCGAGTAAGGCGTACCGAGTGAACTGGACACCCATTCCAGCTCGCTTGGCCGCCAACCGAACGAGTACATGGTGAGTGACCGCAAAAAGAGCCCAGGAGCTATACGCCCCCATGGGTTGACCAACCGCGTATTGAACCACCCGTTCAATACCGTTTGATTTCTCCCATGGGACGCAGAACTTCTGAGCCTTAATGAGGCGCTCCCATGCACCCGCATACTCCTTTGACGTAAGTTCGCCAAGGACCGCCACCTGTAAATCAACAGGGAAGCGATCTGTAGCAGAACTCAAATCAATTGAGTAATACGGGCCCTTAGCCGATAGAGTGGCCTTGAAGGATCCTTGGTTAAACGTACAATCGCTCTTCAGCCTCCGCAGAAGTCCCATAAGAGACTTATGTAGAGGGTAAAGGGCCGACTGTAACGGATATCCAAGGATACCTACAATCCGACACTTGGCTTCCTTGTCCTTGATCTTGGCAAGTTTTGCCATTCGTCCTTTCGGGCGAAGACCAAACTTGTCAAGCCAAGCAAGGGGGCTAAAGAGCCGGAGGATACCAATCTGCTGGACTAACTCCTCGCCTCCCAGAATGGTCAGATCCCTTATCTGATCTTCTGTGAGTAAAGAAGCGTCCTCGATTGATCCTATCAAGGCCTGCGCGTTCGGGCCAGATTTGGTTGTCACGTGCCAAC